TGTAGTAAAGTTCTTTTGCGTTAGTCCGCCATCGCCTACTGAATAAGTAGTATTAGTATCTGTAGAACTAATAGTACCGCCAGCAGAGATAGCAACGTTAGTACCTGCTGTTAAAGCAGCTACAACATTTGTAGTATCTGTAACATCTGCAGAAGCTTCTATACCNTCTAGTTTACTCTTCAACGTAGAAGTGAAACTCTCAACGCCTGCATTACTTTCATATGCGGTTTTAATTTCTGTAGCACTTTGATCGGCTGTAGCGCCAACCTCAATGTTATCTAATTTATTACCATCTATAACAAGATCACGGCCATCAACATTACCAGTAACAACAACGTTACCACTAACATTTAAACCGTGTTTAATTTTGAAACTTGAATTGGACATAGTTTCCAAACCTCCACTATGAGTGCCCCCCTAAAGGGGCTTCTTTTTTGATTAGGCTNCTACTAAAGTACGGATTACTTTAACATTATTGTTAGCACTGATACCTGTGCCTCTTAAACGAACGTTACCACCAGAAATATCTGTAGTAAAGGTTACTAGAGGATTGACGCCTGTATGTAACTGCCCGTACTCTGTTAAGTAAGAGGTACTACCATCATGTACAATGAGAACTTCGCTTGACTGATACTCAGAGTTGGTAACGTCCTTGATAGATACAAGATACTTAGCTGATCTATAAGATGTAGCTGAGAAAGTATCCATATCACTAATAGAAGTGCCTAGAGAAGTTACAGTAGCTGTATCTAGTGTCGCAACACTATCAATATCAACAACTGAGGCTTCTACAGTTCCAGCACCACTAATGTCGCTTCCGCCCATTGCAATGTTACCAGTCATTGTACCACCGGCAAGCTCTAATCGAGCATTTAAGGCACTAGTAGTAGAAGCAGCATAGTTAGCATCATCACCAAGTGCTGCAGCTAACTCATTAAGAGTATCCATAGCTCCTGGAGCGGCATCCACAAGATTAGCAACCTCAGTGGCTACAAATGCTGTAGTAGCAATCTGAGTAGTATTAGTACTAGCTGCTGCAGTAGGAGCAGTTGGCGTACCTGTTAAATCTGGGCTAGCGTCTAGACTAAGAGTTAGCTCATTAAGTGCCATAGAGGAGGTTAAATTAGTGCCTCCTGTAATAGTAAATGTATCTGTACCAACTGTTACAGTATCAGAACCTGAATCACCTGCAACGGTTAAGTCAGAACTAATTCCGGTTAAGTTTGAACCATCTCCATACACTGTAGTAGCGTGGATTTCAGCCCATTTCTTAGTAGCAGAACCTAAATCGTATGTATTAGTAGCATCGGGAATAACATCAGAGGTAAGCTCAGCTAAAATGCTAAGATTATCTGAATTGGCATNACCGAGTGTCAATGTACCGCCATTAGCAGTCATTGTCCCTGTAATCACAGCGTTTCCGCCTACATACAAATTTTCTTGAGTGGATATACCACCAGTTACTTTAAGAGCACCGGTGGACGTTGAGGTTGATGAAGTATTGTCAGTAATTACAATAGCTTTATCGGCTGTAACAGTAGATCCAGTTACAGCAGTAATATTATTAACTTTTAAAGTAGACATAATTTTCCTTTATTATTCGTGCAATACAAACCATGGATCATGGATATATACTGTAGAATTTTCTGATATTGTTAAAGTTGCACCACTATTAATCTGCCAAGGTCCGGACTGTTCAGCTAAGAAGTATGAAGGTAATGTATAATCATACGAAAGCTGGGTAGCCCAAGCATTTAAAGGATTAGTAGTAGTAGTTAGTGTGGCATTAACCCATGATGTACCGTTGTACTGAAGTACATGATCAGCTTCTGGAGTATTAATAGTAATATCAGTCAGACTTGTAAGATTTGTCTTAGCAGTGTCTTCCTGAGCTTCCCAGATACTAGTAGCAGCATTGTATTTTAGTACTTGACCATCCGAAGGTGAAGCAACACTAACATTATCTAAAGCATTCAACGATCTAGTTGTTAGCTCTAGGATATTATTAGAGGTGTCTCTAACGTAAAGTTTTTTATCGGCAAGGTTAATTGCAATCTCACCAGCTTCTAAATTGCTGGTGGTAGGCGCATTACCTGCCGAACTCGTTCTTTTGGGTTTAATCTGTAGTGCCATATGGCCCTCCGTTTATTGCTTCGCTATGTAGCGATGAGTTAAAGTTCTCTATATAGAAAACTTGATTAACCTGGAAATATATGATTCCCAACTTATTTAATACTACTGACGTATTAAATAAGTTGGGAACCGAAGTCCCCAACTCATATATTTTATTTACTTACTTAGTAAGTACCACCGTCGATAGCATTAGACCATTCTGGAGCAGTTGCACCAGAATTCATTACTAACATCTGTCCTGCAGTACCTTTAGCAAGTTTAGAAACTGAAGTTGCGCCAGACGCAAACATCATATCACCTACAGTGTAAGACGTAAGTCCTGTACCACCATTGGCTGCTGTTATAGTATCAGCGTTCCAAGTACCTGTAGAGATAGTACCTACAGTACTAATAGCTGTTTGACCTGCCCAAGCTGTATCAATCTGAACAGTATCAGCATTAACAACGATACCGTTGCCTGCGCCTACATCTAGAGTGTTACCTAACTTAGTCATACCAGTACCAGCTGTTAGCTGACCTGCACCAGAGAACTGAGTCCAAGTATTAGCATCTGTACCAATAGTAAGTGCACCATTAGAAGTAACTACAAAACCGCTGTCTGCATTACTTGTACCTTCTTCAACAAATACGAAAGTACCTCCAGATAGCTCACCAGCTGCATCCATATCTGAAGCACGAGTAGGAGCTCCCGAAGCAGCAACGACGTATATTCCATTTTCAGAAGCTGTAGCCTGATCCTTAATAAGGATACGGTCTCCAGTTCCTAAAGTAACTCCGTCAATAGCGAGGCCATTAGTAAAGTCAGAAGCTAAAGTACCTGCAGCAGCAGATGCGGCACGTACTGAATCTTTAACGTCTAAACCTTGTTTAGAAGCGTCAACGTAAGCCTTAGTAGCAGCATCAGTAGCTTGTGTTGGAGTAGCAAGATCAGTAATCTTGTTAGAACCCATACTTAGAGCAGATGCTTGTGTACCTATAGACGTGATATTAGTCTGTGCAGCAGTGTCTAGAGTACCTGAAAGAGATACAGCAGATAAACTATTAATTCCAGCGATATCTTTAGAAGCGTCAACTACTAAAGCTTTAGAGGCTGTAGTAGCCCCAGCTGTAACACCTAGCTCAGCAGCAGCAACAACGGCAGCTCCAAGACTAGTAACACCTGATGCAGAGATACTTACATCTCCAGACATAGCAACAGATTCGAAGCTACTGCCATCAGCAACTAGGAAGTTACCAGCAGTTGCAGTTGCAGTACTAACATCATCTAATTCAGATAAGGCATTAGCACCAACGTTAGAAGCTGCAATTTTCTTCATTGCGCCGGCTGATGTATCATAGATCATCATATAATCACCAGCAGCAGCATTACCTGCTAATTCTGTCTGACCTGTAATTACGTTATCATTTAACATATCCTTCTCTACAGAAGAATTGCTAATAGTGACTACACCAGCGTTAGTCATAGTAACGTCGCCAGAAACAGCTACAGAAGCTACGTCTGTTCCATTACCAACTATAACTTTACCATCACCAGAAGCGTCTAAATCAGTAGGGGCTCCAGCAGCTCCACCGACTTTAACAGTACCCTGAGTCATGTTACCTAGCTTAGCATTAGTTACCTGATCATCGGCAATCTTAGCAGTAGTAACAGCATCTGAAGCAATTTCAGCAGAACCAACTTTTCCGGCCCCAATCTCAGAAGTAATGCTAATATTAGCAGAACCGTCAAAGGAAGCAGAACCTGTAATATCACCAGCTAAAGCGACAGTGCGAGCAGTAGCAAGAGTAGTTGCAGTATCTGCATTACCCGTTACGTCTCCTGTAACATTTCCTGTAACATTTCCTGTAACAGGTCCAGTAAATCCAGTAGCTGAAACAGTACCAGTAACTACAGTAGAGTTACCTATATTAACTGTACCCGCGCCTTTAGCCGTTAAGCTTAAGTCTACGTCTGTACCTGAACCCGTTGCTTCAAACTGTGGAGCACTTCCTGCTGCAGCATTCGTAATCTTAACAAAGTTTACAGCTGTTGCAGTCTTACCAAATAGAAGTTGCTCATTTCCTGAGTCATCCAAGATACCTTTAGCATCATCAACTTGAATGTTGCTGCCATTAGTATCTAGATCTCCACCCAACTGAGGGGCAGTATCTTCTGCTAAATTTAGCATTACAGTACCAGCAATATCAGGGAGGTTAATTACACGATCACCTGTTAAAGTTGGGGCAGCTAAAGTTAATGTATCTGAACCTTCTGTAATTAGAAGAGAACTATCACTAAGAGTAATATCCCCTGTAATCGTATCTCCAACATTGGATACGTACCCTTTAGTACCACCAATTAGAATGCTTCCAGAAGCTCCATCTGGGTGTCCAATGTATAAACCATCATTACCGCCTACATAAGCCAACTCACCTGCTGCTAAACCTGCAGGTGCATTAGAAGTTGCGGTTCTTTTAATTTGAATAGTATTCGCCATACTTTAATTCCTTTTTTTTAATTCTTTGTGTTAGTAAACACAGTGTAAAATATTTTTCGAAAAATATTTAGAACGTACCACCGTCCATTGCTATGGTATCAAAATCACCTGAGAGAGCATCTGCTAATACAAATAACTCCCACTCAGAATTTCTATATACCTTCATTTGGTTATTAGTCGTGTCATACCAAAGATCCCCTTCATCTACAGCACCTCCGGTAGGTGCTGATCCAGCTCTCCAAGCATTGTCTGCTAATTCATTTAAAGCGTCTTGAACATTCGTGGATGCAATACTGCCGTGTGGGCTATAAGAAACACCTCCAGCATTATTTACGGAACCAATTTGGTTATCTACGTATGTTTTTACGGCTCTTTCAGTAGAAACTGCAGTATCGCTGTTCCCTACTAATGTGCCCTCTGTGCTGAACTCGCTAATTGCTACCCCATTAGGTAGGGTTAGAGTTGCTGCAGTAGTTAAGCGCATATCACTTACAACTTCGACATATGTATTCCTGTAAGAATCCAGTTTATCGAGTTTAATTTTATTTCCCATTATTGTTGCTCCAGTACATTATGCTAATAAGTACCTCCATCCATACCTACATCGGGATAATTTCCACTATCCCCGTCTGACTTAGTATCGGATAATTGATTGGATAAGACAAGTTCCTCCCATTCATTACTCCTTCGCACCATTAGTTTATTATTGGTGGTGTCATACCAAGTATCTCCTTCATCTACTGAATGAGCAGCAGCATCAGGTGCAATAGCTTGATTATAAGCATTATCTATTAACTCTTCTAGAGCTCCTTGAACGGTAGTTGAAGAAATACTTCCATGAGGGGTAAACGCCATTAATCCAGCACCTCCAATAGTAGAGGTAGTTGTTACTACTATATCTGAGGTTTCTGCTACAGTAATGACTATAGACATATTAGGTTCTCCTCTTGAAAAAATCTTGTATCAAAGCTTCTATTGATAGGAGAATTATAACACAATATACCTGCATTGTCAATAAAAATTTTTCGAAGGTTCACTAGGTAGTTACCTCGGAGGCAATCGTTACTCTACCCTGTAATAATCTTATTACAGTACCATCTATATGTTCCATTTCTACGTCATAGGTTTCAATCCCGACATCCATACCTGTAGTAGCACTAGCAGATAAAACAGCCTTAAATATACCATTAGGTAAGTCTAAATCTATCATACTAAAGGTAGCTGAAGGTCCATCTGCATAAGCAGACTTTTTGATTTGACCCCTAAAAGACCACCCTGTTAAATCCTTGTTCGTACCTGCGGGCTCATCTAACGATAGTGTCATTTCGAAAGTGGATCCTTGTTCAATAACTATATGGTGTTTTCCTGCGGACATCTTAAACTCCTAAACTAGCTTCAAGCTCTTGTATTCGGTTATTTTGAATATCTAATAAGGACTTTAGTTCTTTTATGGACTCTACTAGTATAGATGTTAACTTACTATACTGAATACCTTCCGTATTGGGAGAGACTAAATCAGGATATACCTTTTCTACTTCTTCTGCTATCAAACCTATTTCGTGCTTGCCAGTAGCTATTCGGTCATACTCGACACCCTGTAATTTAACTAATTTTTTTAATTGATTAGTTATGGGTTTGATATTTTTCTTGAACCTTTTAGAAGAAGTCTCTACCAAGGTACCTGTAACAGTTAGATTATCTGCATACAAATCATTATACCCTGTGGTATTGATTGTAGCAAGAGACAACCAACCACTATTTGATGAGTTACGTATTTTTAACTGATTTGTTCCTGTATCTAACCACCACTGATAAGGTTGAGTTACGCCTAAAGTGCTCACATTACTGAGGTCACTTGGATCTGTTGCTCCACTACATTTAGAAGCTGCAGATGCTAAAGAGTTATTTAAATCTGTCCGTATTTGCGGAAAGAAGTCATTTGCTATATTATAATCGTGTTGAGACATATATGTTTTCCTTTAATAACCAACTGCTATATAATTAAAATTCTTCTCAGGTCGCCCATCTGTACCATACAACTGATTTAAAGAATTATATATAGCTACAGAGAATCCTGAGTTATTTTGATTTGTTAAGTTCCAATAGTCCCCGGTACTAAGGTCACTTACTGTTAATCCCACGCTGGGGCCTGTTTTAAAGTCTTGGTCAAATACTACATCTTTTATACCCGAAACAGTACTAATGTTATACGCTCGCGCTGTTCTGTCTGGCATATCTATTGTAGTTCTTAATTTAGTTACTACAATATTATGGTTGGGGTCTGCTGTAAATAACTTTAATCTAAATTTATAGGCTCTCGCACTATAATCCCCAATATTAAAGGGGGTCCAAGAATCCCATAAGGGGTTAGGAATACTTGGGTCATCAGAGGTGGTAGATACTTGAAGCTGTACATCTGCATCAGATACATCACCTCCATCAAATTTACCACTATTTGAATCAAACAATCCAGAAGCTGTATCAAAAGTAGTACCTACATCTGTAGTATATACTGCAAGATCAGATGTAACTCTAGAAGTAAACACTTGGCCTAAATCAACAGGATTAGTACTAAAGTTATAATAACCTAAGGTTTTAACTAAACTAGCTCCAGGGGCTACAACTCCATAATCATAGGAATCTATAGCAGTTATACTTTCATTCTGTAAATCTACTCCGGGTTCATCAAAGTCGTGTATTCCCGAAGTGTTCTCCAGAATGAAAGAATAATCTGCATCAATAATTTCAGCTAGCCTCAAAGTACCATTCTGAACCGTAGTATCTGAGTGACCCCCTAAAAACTGTATATCTTCAACACTACTATGTACAGCATTTAAAGACATCATAGTAGCTACATTTGATTTAGCCGCTACAGCATTTACAGATTCATTTCCTGAGGAGTCATATGCTTTTATTAAGTAAGAACCTGCTAATAGAGGTACCGTAGTAGTAGAGGAGCTACCCCCTATTTTTCCGCCAATATCAGTACTACCTGCCCAAATAGGGTTAACTATAGCATTATTATATCTAATTCTATAGTAGCCTCCATTAATTACATCTAAGTCAGAGTTACTTGTGGGTCTATCCCATGTAATAATAGCATTATTTCCCACGCCTACTAAATTTAAGCCCGTAACATCTGAAGGTAAGGTTTGCTTACCCTTTAAAGTCTTTTGGAGGGATACCCAACTAGAGAATTTACCTAGAGTATTTTCTACTTTTACTCTCACACTATAAGTACCTGCGGGGGTGCTATCTATCTCTACATAACTAGATTGTGTAGAACCCGCACTTAGCCAGTTAGATGTAGCATTTTTATACTCTATAACATAGTTTTTCTCATAAGGATAACGACTATTTCCATTGTAAATCGGGTAATCCCAACTAACTACCATCCTATTGTTTACAGACTTATTAGGGTTTAAATATAGTTCTTCTTGAATATCTAAATTATTAATAGAAGGTACAGAGTCTGAAGGACTAGGTAGTGAATTTATAGTTTTGTCTTGTAACGATACTCCTGATTCAATATAATTATATTTAGAACCATTGTACTCTAAAGCTGTTACGGTATACTCGTTCTTATGAGACTCTGCAATTGCTAAAACTCTAAAATCTTGAGTTTCAGTTATCCCGATCTCGTCGAGTACCCACAAGTGTTGTGTAGTGGGGACTACCGAAAAGGCTGAGGAAACTTCGATAGCTAGAACATTGGTACTATCTAGTATATTAGTAACATCTTTTGTTTCTACAGATGTATAATCCTGCCATTGACCACTAGCATTAACACAATCTTCCTGTGTAGTGTACGCACTACTGACTTCACTATTTAATATGCAAGTAGGGCTGGTTCTCATAATACTTAAGGTATAAGAATTTGTAGTATCAGTACTTAGAGGGTAATCTAAACATACTAAAGTATTACTGGTAGTTCCCGAAGCATTGGAGGCTGAAACTCTTCCTCCCATACGTTTTCCTGCGCGAGCGGGGTCTGCTATTTTTACTAAATCTCCTGGTCTTAAGGATGCCCCATCTAAGCCAGTTTTGAAACTTATAGTATCTGTTTCTAGTCTTTCAGAGTACAGAATCCATTTACCAATTCTGTGAGCTTGAGCTCTAGAAGTACACCCAAAGGCTATGACATCAGTCTGTCTAACACCCCACTTAGTAATACCGGAGCGGTCCTCTACATACTCTATATTTCTTCTATAAAAATCCTCTGGGTTATTCCAAGTAACTAATGCAGTAGTATGTCGAGCTTTCTTCGCTGTCCCTGAGTAAGTAAAATCACCCCCTATTACATTAGCCTCACTAAATAACATTATAGGGTCTTTAGGGGAATCTTGGACTGCTGTAAGCATTCCTTGACCCCAGTAGGTCATACCTCTAAACACTGAAGCCATATCCGTTATTATTTTTAGGGCTTCATTTTGGGTTTGAATATATAAGTTTAAAGCAAATCTCTTTTCTTTAGCTCCAAAGCCATCATCAACACCTAAAAAAGTTCCAGATGCGTCAACAGCATCACAGTATCTAGCTATTTGGTATAAAGCCCACTTATCAATATGAGTTTCCGGAATATAAGCTCCGAGACCATACCTTTCATCTGTCAATATATCATAATAACACCAAGCGGGGTTATTAGTCCAAGCAGTTTTGAAAGTACCATCCCAAGCGCCCGAGTATAAGTTAGTAACTCCTGTCTCTAAAGAATCTGTATTATTATAATTTGTAGGTACTCTTACTTTTAAACCTTTTATATCGTAAGCTCTATTAGGTATCCTAGAAAACTGTTTAGCGTCTATCTGAAGACCTACTAAAGCACTATTTGGGTACGTGAACTTATTATCAATAATTTGAGTATAGGACTGCCAGTACAGAGAGTTTTGTGTAGATAAATCTGCCGCATCGTCTGTAATTCGTTCTACTTTTATAGTCACTACTGTAAAAGAACCACTTAAGTTTATTCGATGTTGTCTCTCATACTTCTTAGTAGTTTTTCCTTCCATAGTAGATTTCACTCTTTCTACAAAACTACCACTATCGTACTTAATATACACTTTATAAGACACAGAACTTCCATGCATATCTCCAGTTTCTTTATTTTGTACAGTTAAAGAAGGAGTATATAAAGTTACAGAAACTGCATCTAAGTTAGGATTATTTATAGATATAGTATAGGGGTCGCCTTTCTTTAATTGAGTACCTACGGCAACTCCAGACTCAACGCTAGTAAAACCTCCTACATACGTTTGACTCTGTTGCCCCGTTCTTTGTTCCCAACTAACATCTTCGAAGTTATAAGAGTTATCACTATTCTGCAGTGCTGTTTCGTTTAAGTATATAGATTTAGCACCGTCTACCAAACCCTCAATTTCACCTTCGCATATTAAATCTAGTACTCTAGCGTTAGCTTTAGAAAATAAAGAATCTGGGTCCTCTTTAGCAGGCTGCCCGGCACCACCTCCTTTACCTCCCCCCTTACCCCCCATTACAGGTATATTATTGGAAGCTAGTTGGTATGCCTCTCCGGAATCCCCTCCGTTATGTACTCTTATACCGTTAGCTATAAAAGTTTTAAATTCTTTTACAGTAATATTATATACAGTACTACTAGTAGATACTTCTGCAATATCTTCAATAGGTAGTAGGGTACCTGAGTCACTAACTAAAGCGTCTTCCTTTGTTAAGTCTCCCACCCTCTGAAAAGTATTATCTTCTCTTAAGAACCAGTGGTTAAAAGTAGTATAAATTACCCCTAACCAATGTTTGATACGCACTACAGAGTGGTCTTCATGCTTGTGTGTAGAAGCGACTGTACTAGTATGTATAGTACCCTCTACAGAAAAACAAAATACTTCATCACCTACACTTAATTCTTCAATTTTCGTACTACCATAAGGAGTAGATACGAGAGTCCCTGCCGAGAAGCACCCTTTGGAGCCTCCAATAGCTCTTTCTCTAAGTAAGGGGCCCTCGGTATTCCATTCTTTTATATGTTTATAATCTTCGTTGTTCATGGTACATAGTCCTCTGAGTACACTCCAGCACTAATTACAGCACTTCCAATTGTTAATCTTCCATAGCATATAGGTACAGGAACACCTTGTCTACTAGTATTTATAGGACCATCAAAGTGGTAAGAAGGTAAGTTATCTGCATATTGGTATTCCCCTCGAGGCTTGGGCTGAGGCGCTAGAGCTTGAGATATACCTCCCAGCATCATAGAAACTCCAAGTTTTGCTATCATACCATTAGTTACCCCCATTCCTAGCCCTCCCGCGAAGGGCATACCCCAACCACTAATTCCTGAGACAGATATTGCTTCAAAAGATACTGCTTCAAAAGCGGCAAATTCTGCAGCAGAACCAGGTGCTATTGCACCCATTGCAGGCCAAGCTGCCCATATTAAAACCGCCCCTAATATTATTTTAAATGTGGAACTTTTTGAACCAGAAATTACTGGTACTATTTTAAATACTTGAGCACCTAAAGGATCCGTTAACTGTAACTCGTCAATAGACTTCTTGCCTACAAAGACTTGATAGCCTTTTAGGTCCTTTAATAAATACTCTCTGAAACCTCTTAAGTTTACATCTAAAGCTCTAATTGCTTCTGACGGATTACTTATATCTAACTTAAAAGACTTACCAAATTTCTCTCCCAATTCACCATATAGTTGTATAGATTTCATGGTACATAATCTTCAGAGAATACACCCGCACTAATTACCGCAGCACCTGCTATCATACGCCCATAACATACAGGGACCGGAAGCCCTTGTCTGGAGGTAGAAACAGGCCCATCAAAATAATAAGAAGGCGCATTATCTGCTGTAATAGTTTCTGGAGTCTTAGGCTGTGGCGCAAGCATTTGAGCAGCCCCTTGAAGGGCTAAACCTAAACCGAATTTAGCTACATCTCCATATGAGAAGCCTCCAAAAAGCCACTCAGTTCCACCAACTGTTTCGCCCCAAGCAGCTTCACCCCCTATTGCTGGTGCAAAATTCCAAGCACCCCAGATCATTAAAGCTCCAAAGATAAGTTTACCTAGTCCCCCTTTTTTTGATCCACCAACTACAGGGATTATTTTAATAGTGTTTCCGAAAGCGGGGTTACTTATTTGTGTTAAACTGTAATTATCTGAACCTACTCTTATTTCATAGTATTGATCTATATTAGCTAGGTACTTAATAAAAGATTTATTATTTGCAGAGATACCCCTAAGAGCTTCTGCAGGGGAGTATATATCTAAAAACCACTCTTTTCCGAACTCTTTTCCGAGTTCCCCATATAGTTGTATTTTTGTTAACATAGTGATTTGTGCCTTAAGTGGTACGTTGTATGCTTTCTCCAGTAACCCCCATAGATATCCCGAGAAGAAAGCCTATCCATAACGTGATGTATTATTAAACCATCACCCATATAAATAGCTGCGTGATTAGGAACAGAAGAAATTAACTGAATTAGGAAAGCATCGTGTTTACGAATATCTAAAGGGTTGTTTATAACTACGAAGCCTTGTTTAGCATAATTGTCTACATAAATATTTTGTCCTTTATCCCACCACTCATAGTCTCTAGGTATAAAGTCTAGTTCAATATCTAACTCTTCTTTATAGTAATCTTGTACTAAAGAATAACAATCTACTATACCGTGGTGGAACTCTCTACCCACTAAGGGCAGTTTGAAACCGTCAGGTTCGATACGTAATAGCTTATTTAAAGGCCAAGCCAGTATATACCAAGGCTTACCTGTTGCGTTACAACTTACTCTATCCGCTTGACTAGGTTTAGCTTCTACAAAAGGGTGACTATGTACAATAGCTATAATATCTCCTAAGTCTTCTGCATCGGCATAGTCCCTGGGGTCAATTATAAAATCTTCCTCGGGATTGTCTGCTATATTTTTACACGGTATGTAAACTTCCTTACCTTTTTTATTTATTAGTAGTCCACAGGCCTCTTTAGGCAGTGCTTCTTCGGCTTGTTCTCTTAATTTATCTAAGTTAATATCTAACATTATCCTACCTTGAGTCCTGCTCCGGGGAATCCTCCAAAAGGCATGGAACCCGATACCCCAAACCTTAATTCACAATCAGATACTCTCTTACCACAGGCATCCTGCTCTACGGTAGAGACTGAAGAACCATTTTCGTCATAGTAATCTGTGCCTGTGTACCCACACTCCGCATGTCTATATACCCATAAACAAGTATTGCGAATAATCTGTCTTTTAGGTAATTTAACTCCCTCTATGTCGAAGGAAGGGGCTAATTCAAATTCTACTAAGACTTTATTCTCAACGGACTTTCTATCTATATAGAATATATCATCCTCAAAAAAAGCTGTTGCATCTTCAGTACTGTTAGCATACCAAGTACCTGTACAGGTACCTGAGGTATATGGAGTCCACGTTCCTGAGTTTTCCAAGCATTCTGTTTTATCTTCATAGGAAGCATTTGAACAAGTACCACTTAAAGACTGCCCAGATATGACGCAGTAAGCATCTAGATACCTAGCGAAAGTTCTTTTTCTCAGTACTTTGCAACCTATTAAGTCTTCATAAGACTGTATATAATTTGTAAAAGAGTTATTAATATTAGCTACTTTAAAACTGGGGCGTGCAATAGCACCTCTACCTGCAAACTCAAAGCCTGTAACTTCTAAGGGAAAAGCTACGTACCTGTTACCCTGCCAAACTATATTCTCATATACCTCATTTGTACCTGCATGAAACCTTAAAGTTTCAGAGCCCCCTACACTAGTTAAGTCTAATTCGAATAATTCTACTATTACACCCGGTTCTAGAGAATGAAGCCTAGAGACTAAATCAGATTGTGACATATTTCTACTCCTATATTATAGCCCAAGTGTTCTTCAAAGTATTATAACTACTTGATTAAGTAATACTCTTTAATAAACATTTCACTACTTTAGATAATTAAATTAGAAAAACCTATTATACCAAAATATACCAGAAATGTCAAGGTATATTTTTCTAAGGCTCAAATACTTTAGTGAAGGTACAACTGATAGACTTAGTATTGTTTGCTACAAGAGATATATCCCACTTAGGACAGTAAACTCTAATACTGGAAGAGGAGTACGGAGGGGTCCAGTCAAACGCCTCCACACCCTTTCTGTCTTCCAAGAAACCTACTAAAATATCAGCCTCCGTTGAGTTTCTATTTATAAAACTTAAGCTCCAATTCTCTTCAATACTATTTATACCATCAACAGTTCTTTGTAGATACCCGTCACCAAACTGAGCTTTTAAAATCCTAGGTGTAGGATTTCTTTTAACCCCCTTAGTAGGGTTAAAAGTTACCACTGTATTAAAATTAGCCATTTATTACCTCGTATAGTTATTTAGCATGCCGCCATATCTCTGTTGATCTAACAGCTCTTGTCTTACTGCACCCGCTATCATATCTCCTAGTTTATCACCGAAGTCCTTCATTTGGGAAGTATCTTTACCTCCACCAGACTGAGCTACATTTACGTCTGCCTTACCATCTGAAGCCACATTAACAGAAACGTTAATAATAGGAGCACCCTTACCTAGCGCTTTTCCTCCTACAATAGTAACAGGAAGTGGTTTGTTTAATGGTATAACCGCTTCAGGACCTGCCTCGCCAATAATAGTGTTAGTAGGCTTCCCAACTATACCACCTTTAGCTAACATAGTGGGTTCTCTCCAGGAAGCAGGCACTCCACCAAGAGGAACCGTCTGTCCTGTTTGAAGTTGTGCAGATAAGCCCCCTTTATTATCCATAACGGTTGGAATAGACCTACCATCGGGCATAGGTACAATAGCTTCAGGGAACTTGCCTTCACCTACTACACCTAAAGTGGGTTTATTAACAGTTCCGCCATCTGCAAAGGCTTTAAAACCTCCAGGGAATACAGCCCCATTTGCTGCAAATAACGAGTCAAACATCCAATCCATAG